TTTTATCATTCTTGTTTCTAATTTTGCTTTTTCTTTTTCAAATGCCAAGTACATTAAACATTGGTGTAACGGAAGTCTTGCAACTTCTTTAAATCTTGTAATGTCTCCTTGAGCAAGTGTATATAACTCTGAATAGCTTCCCCATTTTCTTGAGAAATTTGACCTATCGTCTGTTCCTTCACTAGTTCTTTCTCCAAATAGCTCGGTATATAGTTCAGCAATTCGTTGGTTAAATTGTAAAAAAAAACCATAGCACCTAATACAACACTTAATGGCATCTCTTTCATTACCTCGCTGTACTTGTGGCTTCCTTCATATTCTTCTATTAAATACTTGTGTCCTTGCTTTTGTTTAAGTGGTCTGAATAATACAGCCATTGCCTTATGCATATTACCCCATTCATTTATATAGCTTGTAACGTCTTTATTTTCTCCATAGGTAATTTCATCAAGGTTTGGTATAAAACCATAAGCAACACCATTTAAATTAAACGTAGGGATGTACTTATGTTCTTGGTCGAATAGTTTATTGATGTGATTGATTAAGTAATCTACATCTTTGTCTTTAATTTTACCAAGCTCTTTTGTGTTTATGTTGAGGATGCATTTAAGTAAATCATCATTACTTGGATTCTCTATAAGTAAGAAATCTTGATAGTCTTTTAACTTGACTTCCTTAAGTGTACTTGGTATAGAAACTTCTATTTGCATAAAGTGTTTTTTATAAAACAAAAAAAGGATTACTTTGTATAAAGCAACCCTCTTTTATCTAACTATCAACTAAAAATTATCTTAATGTCTTATATAGGTATAAGTATAACTCTTGTATCTTATCTCCTAACTTTTTGTCTTGTCTGTATGTTTCGTTTCCAATTTGTATTCTTCCTTCTCTATGTATCTCTAATTTAACCTCTGGTCTTCTTGTTCTTGTTAGTGGTTTTACTATTACCTTGATTTCATTCTTTAAACACCAACTAATAGCTTCTCTTACGTTTCTTGTCATTTAAACAAGTTAATCATTATTGCTGGAATAAACATAGTAGCTAAAATACAAATTATTTGATATATTCTTGTATATAGTTTTCTATAGTAAATAGTATCTGTGTATTCTTTTAGTGTGTATACTTTTGTTGTGTTGTTTTTGTATACTGTTACCTTGCCTTGTTTTACCTCTATCATATCTAAAATATTAAGTTATGTATAATAGATTCAAGCGATAATAATACTACACTTGCAATTAATAATACAAATGAGAATAATGTTAATGTTAAGTAGTGTTTTAGTTTTTTCATTGTTTTGTTTTGTTTTGTTTATGCTGTATAAATCTATCTTAAATTTCTTACTAAAGGTTAGTTACTTTTCATTTCCACTAACAATACACTTTCATACTTTTTAAGAAACATTCTCAATGCATTTATTTTACTAAACTACATTTACTAATGCTTTTGATTTATTACAACATTTCAAATAACTAATTAATTATACTGCTAATATACAACACATTTACTTATTAACAACAATGTTTATTAAATTTTAACAAAACTTTAACATTTCTTTAACATTTAGTAAATGTAATATTGACCCTTATTAGGATTCTCTAATTGTGAAGTGATAGCATACCTCATCGCATCTATACAATGGTTAAAAGCATCTATTGGTTTGTTAAGTGTTTCTCCTTCTTTGTTCTTTAACCAAATGTAGTTCTGTAGTTCTTTGATTAAGTTATGACTTCTATTAGTTATATAGATTTCATTTTGATTGATGAGGTTGATACCATACACTATTGAGTCTTTACCTTTCTTTACTGGCATTATTAAATGACCATAGCTTGACAACTCTGCAATACTTTTAGGTTCTGCTGAATCTGCATATATGATTTCTTTTACTTCGTGTGTTTTAAGTAAGTTGCTTATCTGACTATTTAGTAATCCTTTTTGGTATATTACCTCATCAAAGATATATGAGTTGTTGTATTTGTAAAGTGCTATTAAAGTAGAAGGGTCATTAGTATAACCAAAGTCCATTCCATAACAAAGTAGTCTTGCTTCGTTTGGTAAGTCAATAGGCTTCCAATCTTTTATACAAGCACCTTCTAAACTTCCTATCTCTCCTAGTCCATATACATTCCACCAGTTATTCCAATAGGTAGATGTCTTTGCTTTTTCTTTAGCTTTCTCTATGTCATTTATAATTGTTTCTGGTAATGCTTCGTTATCTAAATAGGTTAGCTTTATAAAGTCTGCATCATCTTTGCCTTGTAGTTCTGTATGCGCCCAGAATGATGAGGTAGGGTTAAAGTCAATCCATATATCTCCAGATGTTCTTATTGCTAATTGGTTGTATGCTTCGTAAGGTATGTTGTTAGCTTCGTTTACATATAGTGTGTGTCTTCTTGCTCCTCTTAATTTATCTGCTGATTCAACACTAAAGAACTCTATGTAACTTCCGTTTGCAAACTTATACTTAAGCATTGACTTATTATATTGCATATCATTATAACGATTGGTCATCATCATAATCTTTAGGAAGTCTTTTAAAGCACCTCTACGTAAATGTGGTATACTTTCACTAACTACGCTTATTTCTACGTTAGGTGTTCTTATAGCTCTATCTATAAGGATAGGTAGTATACCAAACGTTTTACCAGCAGATGTTCCACCTTGAACTATCTTTTTACGTTTCTTAAGTTTAAGAAGTTTTTTAATTGCAGTTGTTACTACAAACATTAATCAATAATATTAAATAAAGGTTGCTCGGTGTTTAGAGTAATGTCTTTTGTTTCTCTAGGTTTACCAGCATAGTAATGATAGAACATTTGTATAAACTTAAACTCTCCAGATTCTATTCCTTTTTTTAGAGCTGCATAAGCTTGTGGCTCAAGTGGTGTTAGTCTTTCAATTAGCTTTACTTCTTCGGCTTTAGGCTTTCTACCAGCAGTTGTATGTCCTCCGTTGTTTTTTCTTTTATCCATAATTAAAAAAGATTATTATTAATTATTTTTTATATAACAAATATATTGTGTTTTTGTTATTTGAGTCTTTCAACAAGTCTGCTTATTCTTTTTTCTGCTTCTGGTAATTGTGGGTCTGGTATTTCTTTTATTTTACCTAATAGTGTTCTGTGTTTTATGTCTATGTTTAGTTTTCTTACATAGTCGTATTTGAGTTGTAGTTGGTAGTGTTCTATTTTTAGTCTTGCTAATTGTCTATCTATAGGGATGTATTCATCTGTCTTTTTTATTCTATTGTATATTTCCATATATTCTGGGTTATACATTTCAAATGCTGGGAATACATTTGTTATAGAGTGTAGTACTGTTGCGTGGTGTAGGTTTAGTGTTTGTCCTATTTCTTGTAAAGATAGATTTGTTCTGTCTTTACATATCTTAAAGTATATAGCTCTTCCATAAACAACTTGTCTTTTTCTTGTCTTACCTCCTATTTCGTATCCTAATTCTCTTTCTACTAATTTTCTAATCGTTGTCGTTTCCATTTATTATATTTTGTATTAATTGTGTAAATTCTATTTTTTCTATTGCTAATTTAATTCCTTCACATTCCAAGTACATTTCTTTGTCCTCATAGTCGTATAAGATAATTCTTAATTCGTCTAATTCAGTTCCTTTCTCGTAGTCGTATAATGCAATGTAGTAAAATTGATATATTATATCATTCTTGAGTCCTTGTGTTTCGTACATATTCAATCTCTCTTTCAAGATAGTCTTTAGCTTTTAGTAAATCCATTAGTTCGTGGTCTTTCTTGTCTGCTCTGCTTATGTACTTTATTATGTTTCCTCTATTGAAGTTTAAGTTGTAGTCTTTGATAAAGTCTATAACATCATATCCTTTTCCGTTTTCATAGTGTGGTTGAGTTGCTCTCATTGTTTTTGTCTTTTATTAAAACTCCGTTTCTTTTTACTTTAGGTTTTCTTTCTTCTTCTATAAACCTTTCCTTTTGCTTTCTTCTTGCTGCCTTTTGTTTTTTGTTAGGCTTATCTTTTTTTAAAGGTTTAAACCATCTCATTAAAATAATCGTGTTTGGTTTTTAGTTTTATTTATTAATTCGTTACTTATTTTAAAATATTTATCAGTAATTTCTATTCCTATAAAATTTCTATTCAATTCTAAACAAGCCAAACCAGT